CTAAGCAAAAGAAATGGATAGCTATAGAGCATATTCATAAAAGATTAGATATTAATATTATAGATGGTGAAGTTGTAGCAAAGGTGTTTGATTATGTTAAAGATCACAATGGTAAGTTCATAAAAGCTAAATTATTCAGGCAGAAGTTTAGATTATTCCAAGCAGCATGGTTGAGAGAACACTCATGTGTTACTATAGTAATGAGAATATTAGGAATAAATAAGTTGATTATTACCCCTTATCAGTTATATAAATATTTAAAGAAACAAGGTTGTGAACAATGGGATTTTTAAAACCAAAAAAATATGTAAAACCAGCTAGTGAAATAGCATTTGAAAAACAAATGGAAGAAGAACGTATTGCTGCTGAAAAAGAAAAAGAAGAATTAGCTAAGGCTGAAAAAAATAGAAAGAAAAGATTTGCTGCTGGTAAAATAGGAAGTAGATCTTTATTTGCTAGAGCTGGTGGTAGAGGTTTTTATCAAGAAGGTAAAGAAGTATAATGGGATCTAGCACATCCACATCTAAAAGTAGTAGTAGTAGTGCAAATAAAAAAGGACTCTTTGGAATGGGTCCAGCACAATCAATGGCTATGGCAGGTAACACTGGATTAGCTGGTGCTTCAACAAAACAAGCAGAAACAATTAAAAGAACAACAGGTAAATCATTTAAAGCTATTGGACAAAATATTGGAGAAGTAGGTTCTAAATATCGTAGACCAGCTGATGTGGAAAAGTATGCAAAAGAATTAAGTATAATGGAAGTAGGAGATGTATTAGGTGCAAAAAAGTTTGTAGGTGCTGATGGGGTAGAAAGAGTTAGTTTTGTTGGAACAGGAATGAAAGATGAACAAGGAAGAACTATTCTTTCAAAACAAAATCCACAGCTTAATGCAACAGCTCCAACACTTAAACAGTTAGGTGGAGATATGGCTAGAGGATTAATGGGTTATAACAGTATTAAATACATAGATGATAAACCAACTATGGTTAAGACAGAAGGAGTAATACCTTCTTTAGTTAGTGCAGCTATTACTGGAAATTTAAGTCCTATAGGTTTAGTTATGAAAGGTGTATCAAAAGCAGGATTCTTTTCTTATGGAGATGGAAAAGATGCTGGTACTAATCAACCAACAAAAGCAAAAGAAATGAATACAACAAATGATATAGCAGATAATGATAGAAAAATGAGATTAGAAAAAAGATTAGCTCTATCTAAAGCTGGTGGATCATCAGATAAAACAAGACCATTCCTTACTGTTAAAGGCAGAGGGTTTGGTGGAACAATGAATTAATGTACAGTTATAATTATAGATCTGCTCCTAATACTGGAGTTATGAATCCCAAAACATTTCTTAAAAAGTTTAGTCACGCAGAACAATTAAAAACAAATTGGATTCCAAAGTTTGAAGAAGCTTATGAATATACTATGCCAGGCAGAGAAGCATTTTATGATGAAGCACCTGGACAAAAAAGAACAGATAGAATTTTTGATGAAACAGCTGTAGTAGGAATACAAGAGTTTGCTTCTAGATTACAAGCAGGTATTACTCCTACATTTGGTAGATGGATAAATTTAAAAGCAGGTATGGAAATACCAAAACAGTTAGCTCCACAAGTAGATGAACAATTAGATTCTATTACAGATTATATATTTGAGGTACTACATGCATCTAATTTTAATCAAGAAGTGCATGAATCATTTATGGATTTAGCTATTGGTACTGGTGTGATGTTAGTTAATGAAGGTCCATCAACTAATCCTATAGTCTTTAATTCTATTCCATTACCACACGTATACTTAAATGCAGGAGCAGATAATAAGGTAGACTGTGTATATAGAAAGCGTCAAATAAGATTAGGAGATATTAAAATATTATATCCTGATGCCAACTTAGAATCATTAGAAGATAAAGTAAATAATGAACCAGATGCTAAATGTACTGTCATAGAAGGTACAATGAGAAATTATAAAGATCCAAACAAAGAAGTTTATGATTATGTTGTTTGTGTAAAAGATCATGAACAAATAATATTTGAAGATCAGTTTGAAGGACAAGGTTCTAATCCCTTTATTACATTTAGATGGAACAAAGCTAGTGGTGAAGTATATGGTCGTGGTCCAGTATTTAATGCTATGTCAGCAATCAAAACTACTAACTTAACTATTGAATTAATTTTAGAAAATGCACAGATGAACATATCTGGTATTTATCAAATAGAAGATGATGGAGTAATTAATCCAGACAATATTCAGTTAGTGCCTGGCACAATTATCCCAGTAGCTCCAGGATCTAGAGGATTACAACCTATCAATGGTGCAGGAAGATTTGATGTTGCTCAATTAGTATTAGACGATATGAGAAGTAATATTAGAAAAGCATTGTATATGGAAACATTAGGTCCAACTAAAGGTACACCTATGTCAGCTACAGAAGTAGCAGAAAGAATGGCAGATCTATCAAGACAGATTGGATCTTCTTTTGGCAGACTACAGTCAGAGTTTATCATGCCATTAATTAGACGTGTTATCTACATTTTAAAGAAGCAAGGTAGAATAGAATTACCTTCATTAAACAATAAAGAGATAAAAATTATACCAGAATCTCCATTATCAAGAGCGCAGAACGAACAAGATATTGCAGATGTTAATAGATTTAATGCAACATTAGGTCAAACATTTGGACCACAGGTATTAAATCTTATTGTAAAGCAAGAAGAAGTAGCTAGATATTTAGCAGAAAAGATGAATCTTCCAGAAAAAATTATTAGAGATGCAGCTGAACAGCAACAAGTAATGCAACAGATGCAACAAGTAATGCAACAACAACAAGGAGGAATGAATGAGTTGGGAGCAGCTCCAGAGCAAACCTAAAGGAAGCCATCTATCTATTGATGGATTTTATCGTACAGAACAAAAAGAACGTGAACTTAATACGGATATGGCTACACTATTTAATAGTGAAATTGGTAAAAAGGTTTTAGACTATTTAAGGTCTATAACAGTAGATGCTGTTGCTGGTAAAGATGTAAGCAACGAGCATTTAAGACATCTTGAGGGTATGAGATATTTATATTTTATCGTCAAGAGAAGAATTGAATCTGATAAGGAGGTCTAATGTCAGAAGAACAAGTACAAGAAACACAAGAAACAACACAAGAGGTATCTCAAGAAAGCACTAGTGAAGTGCAGATACCTGAGTATATTCCAGAAAAGTTTTGGGATACAGATAGAAATGAAATTAAAGTTGAAGAATTGGGTGCATCATACAAAGCATTGGAACAAAAGTTTGGGATGCGAACTGAAGATCTTACGAAACAAGTACGTGAAGATATGGAAGCAGAAAGAAAGTCTAGCGTTCCTGAATCATATGAAGTAAAGCTACCAGAAATACCAGAAGATGTTGAAATTACAGTTGATCCAGAACAAGAACTTGTCAAATCTTGGGAACAAATTTGTAGAGATAATGGGTTATCACAGGAAGTATTCAACCAGGGAGTGGCGGCTTTTGTTAATAATGAGATTGCAGGTCTGCCGAATCTTCAAGAAGAAATGGGGAAGTTGGGTGATAATGCAAAAGAACGTATTGAAGCTGCTGATCTTTGGAGCAAGAAGTATTTATCTACTGATTCCTATAATGCTATTGCCAATATGGCTGCTACTGCTGAAGGCGTTAAAGCTTTAGAAGAAATAATGGGTTTATCTAAGAATAAACCATTACCGAATAATAATACTGTAGTAGATGTAGAACTAGATGAAAGAGATCTACAGTCTATGATGCAAGATCCTCGCTATTGGAAAGAAGGATCAAAAGATCAATCATACATTAGGAAAGTAACAGACCTATATCAGAAGAAATATGGTTAAGTTTCCATATAAGAAATATAAAATAATATGGGAAGATCCTACTGGAGATAGTGCCTGGCTCTCTGATAGAGATATGGAAAAGCTATCTCCAGCATTAATTACTACAGAAGCATACATCTATTCAAGAAATAAGAAGTACATTAAGACATTTGCTAGTTATATAAGGGAAGATGATGGTTCATATACCTTTGCTGATGTCAATGTTTTTCCTGCATCTTGTCTTGTAAAGCTGACAAAAATATAATATATCTGAATTAACAAGCCGATTTAAACTGGACTTTGCCCAGTAATGGATAACTTAGTGAAAGTTTATGACGACAACTTGGAAATAAACAAACAAATGAAAAGGAAAACACAATGACAGCAACGATAGATCAAGCATTTGTGAAACAGTTTGAAGCTGAAGTTCACATGGCTTATCAACGCATGGGTTCAAAATTGAAGCCTATGGTACGTAATGTTAATGGTGTAAAAGGTAATACTGTTCAGTTCCAAAAAGTAGCGAAAGGTTCTGCTTCAACTAAAGCAAGACACGCTGAGGTTGTCGCTATGAACTCAGTACACTCAAATGTAACTGCAACATTATCAGACTTTTATGCCGCTGATTACGTAGACAAACTAGACGAACTCAAAATAAACATTGATGAGAGAAACGTTGTAGCACAAAACGCTGCATATGCTCTTGGTCGTAAGACTGATGAAATCATCACTGATACTTTTGATGCAAGTGCAACAGCACTAGCAAATAACTCTGCTGGTTCTACTACTGGTATGAACTTAGACAAAGCTCAAAACGTTTTTGAAATCTTTGGAAACAATGATGTTCCAGATGATGGACAAAGATATTGGGTAGTCGGTCCAAAACAGTGGTCAGACCTATTAGATATAGATCAGTTCTCAAGAGCTGAATATATCGGTGAAGCAGATCTACCTTACAAAGGTGGAATGACAGCTAAAAGATGGTTGTCTTTCATGTGGATGGGTTTTAGTGGTCTACCAACATCTGGTTCAACAGATAGACACACAATGGCTTTCCATAAATCATCTCTAGGTATGGGTGTTGGTTCAGACGTAAGAACTGAAGTAAACTATATTCCTGAGAAAGTAGCACACCTTACAACTTCATACATGTCAATGGGAGCAGTCCTAATTGATGGTGATGGTGTAAGAATACAGAAATGTGCAGAGTAGGAGTAAATAATGGCATACGCAACTTCAAATCCAATTAAGAAGATCTCTCAAATGGGAGATAGTAATTCCTTATGGTACTACTCTGATGGAGATGCTATAGGAACTATTGATGATGCAGATTACTTTTTAGCAGCGACAGGTGACCTGAACGCTGGTGATGTAATCATTGTAAACAGTGGTGGATCAAATGGTGTTGTAGATATTGTAATTGTATCAGCAGCAACAGCCTCTACAGTAACAGTCGCATTATTAGCATAATGATATTGGGGGGATTTATTCCCCCCTACAAATATGGCAGATACTAAAGTAGACATTTGTGCAAGAGCATTAACCATGATTGGTGCTCAACCCATATCATCTTTTGATGATGGTTCAACAGAAGCATTAGTAGCTTCTAATCTTTATGAGAATCTCACACAATCTATGTTATGTAGACACAGATGGAGATTTGCAACAGAACAACAACAACTATCTTTATTAACTGCTGCACCTACAGGTAGATATGAATATGCTTATCAACTACCTACCTCACCAGATTTATTACAACTTAATACAATTACTGTAGCTGATGTACCTATACAATATAATAGATACGGAGATAAAATATTTGTAAATGGATATGATTCACAGTCAGCATTGATAGCTGATTATATTTTTAGACAAGATGAATCAGAGTTTCCTGCATATTTTAAAGACGCATTAGAATTAAAACTTGCATCTAGATTTGCTGGTTCAGTAGCTAGAGATGCAGGTATGATTAAACAGTTTGGTGATGAAGCAGAAAGACAAATACTTATTGCTAAGAATACAGACAGTCAAGAAGTCACTACACAAAAACTAAGTACAAAGAGATTTATAACAAACAGATTAACTACTAGGGGGTACTAATGGCTAGTACCTTAAGAACAGTCTACACTAACTTTGCAAGTGGAGAACTTAATCCATTACTCGTTACAAGAACAGATGCTAATGCTTACTTTAGTGGAGCTAAGACATTACGTAATTGGTACTTGCTAGATGAAGGTGGTATTATGCGTAGACCTGGAACTACATATAAAGCTACATTACCAGGGGAATCAAGAGTTATTCCATTTATATTTTCTAATGATGAACTAGCAGTATTTGTTTTATCTAATAATAGATTAGATGTTTATGGATCTGATGGTGCAGCTATACAAACAAATATAACTAGTAATTGTAATTGGACAACAGCACAACTATTTGAATTAAACTTTGCACAGTTTGGAGATACTGTATTTCTGACACATAGAAATAACGCTATTAGAGAAATAAAAAGAACAAGTGCTACTTCATTTACAGTATCAGCTTTTGCATTTGAAGAAGATACAAGTGTATCTGTAGGTGGTGTAAATAAAAGTACACAACCTTTTTATAAATACGCTGCTGCTGGTTTAACAATTACATTATCTTCACATGCTACTGGTACAGGTAGAACAGCAACAGCAAGTGCAGATTTTTTTACAACTAACCATGTAAATACTTATTTAAAGATAAATGGTAAACAAGTTTTTATTACTGCTAGAACAAACGCAACTGAAGCAACTGTTACTGTTATAGAAGATGTAGTTTCTACTGGACCTCATGCAGATTTTGAAGAACAATTAATATCAGCAGAAAGAGGATTTCCACAAGCAGTCACCTTTCATGATAATAGATTATACTTTGCTGGAGTAAGAGATGCTCCTGCTGCTGTAGTAGGTTCAAGAGTAGGTGAATATTTAAACTTTGCAGTAGGCACAGGATTAGCAGATCAAGCTATTAATGTATTTGTATCTGGTGATAGGGTAAACGAAATTAGACATTTAGTATCTTCAAGAAACCTACAAGTTCTTACAGATGGTGGTGAATATTTTGTACCTACATCTACAGATACTTCTGCTGTTACACCTGCTAATATAACATTTCTTAGACAAACACCTTATGGTTGTAGTAGAGCTAAGCCTATTATATTTGATGGTGCTACATTGTATGCACAAAAGAATGGTAAAGCTATTCGTGAATATTTATTTAGTGATGTTGAAAATGCGTATGCATCTACATCTATATCTATCTTAGCGTCACACTTAGTGAAAGCTCCAGTAGATATGGCTATGATAACTGGTACAACAACTAGACCAGAACAGTTTGCTTTTTTTACAAACAATGATGGAACACTTGGATTGTTTCATAGTGTACGTGCAGAAAAAATAGCTGGTTGGACACAATGGAGTACAAAGACTAATGATGAGTTTACTAGTATTACAGCTATTAATGAAAATTTATTCTGTGTTGTTAAAAGACAACTTGAAGGTGGAACTGTATATACTTTAGAAAAGTTTGCAGAACAAGATGATCTAACACTAGATTGTTCAGGAACAACTACAGTTAATCAACAAGGCAGTCCATTAATAAATGGTGCTAGTCAAACAGGTACTAGTGTAAATGTAGATGGATATACAACTGCACCGAATACAGGTGATGTTATTACTATAGCTGGAATTACTGGTAGTTATGAAATACAAACTGTAACACCTACAGCTAGTGGTCATACTGTTGTTTTAGACCAGGCATTAGCTTCTTCACCTGGTGACAATGCTGTAATTACTATTACTTCAGGGCGTGTTCATAATAGTCCTGCTCATTTAACGCAAGAAACTGTTAATGCTGTTGATGGTACATTTTCATTAGGATCATTTGTTACATCAGCAAGTGATACAATAACCTTTGATGTAGCTCATAATGCTGGGGTAGTAGTAGGATTTAACTATGAACCTAGTCTTGAAACTATGCCAATAGATAGAGAAGTAGCTAATGGTCCATTGACAGGACAGATAAAAAGAATATCTAGAGCAGTTATAGATTTATCAGATTCATTAAATGTAGCTTTACAAGCAGCAGATAGTACTGCTAAAAGTTTAGTTATAAGAGATGTAAATTTTGATGTAGCAGCTCCAGTAGCTAAAGTAACAGGAAAGAAAGAGTTTTTCTTTTTAGGCTATGATAGAGAACCTACATTAAAAATAACACAAACAGCACCCTTGCCTTTAAAGGTATTAGGTGTAGCATTAGAGGTAGTATTTTAAAATGGGAGCAGATCCAGCAACATTATTTCTTATTAGTGCAGGTATATCTGCTGCTGGTTCAGCAGTACAGATACAGCAAACAAATCTTCAAACTAAAGAAATGGCTAGAAGATACGAGCAAGAAAAGAAAGTATCATACTTAGAAGGATTACAAGCAGAAAATGCAAGAATGAGAGATATGAATACTATTCTTAGTAATAACAGAGCTGTAAGAGGTGCATCAGGAGTAGGTGATAGTCCTAGCTTTGATGCTATTCAACAAGATATTATTGATATAACTAATAAAGATTTATCTTCTATTAGATTAAATGCACTTAAAATAAATAGTAGTTATGATAGAGCTATCTTTAATACTAAACAACAAGCCTTTTATTCTAATATGGGATCTGTTATAAATGCAGGAACAAGCATAGTTAATGGATGGAATTACTATAACTATTATAAAAAACCTACAACACCACCTAGAGATAGAGCTAAAAAAGCTGCTAATGAACTTGGCGTAGAACTAGCTACAGGAGGAAGATAAATGGTTAGAGAGATCAAAAGAACAAGAAGAACTGAACTTGTTTCACCTTCTGGTACTGCATCTAGAATGGGAGTTGTTGATGTATATTCACCTAATATAAGCAAGATGTTTGGTGCAGTTTCAGATACCATAAACACATTA